TTTCCCTATTTAATGAATCATGAAAGATAAGTCTCTTATTTTTTATTTTTTCTTTAATCCATTTACTAAATTCATAATTAGAAGTATGAATTATTCCTTTATTATCTTTATTCTTTTCTAATATTTTTTCCATTATTGGAATAGCTCTAGCAAAAGTCTCTTTTTTATTATAATACGACATTTTACCAAACTTTAAATATACTACTGGTCTATTTACTGAATCGAATGGACAAGGAAGTGCAAGATAAGAAGATTCATGGTCTTCGATACCCATAATAAATGAAACTAATTCACGATCAAGTAGAGTACCAGACATTAAGATTATATGGTCATATTGATCCCAAAATAATTCTTTAAGATAAAGATTTCCCCAAATAGGCTCTACGATAATTCTAGTTTTACCATACTGGTCAAGATCTTTTTCAAAAGTCCAATTTGTTTTATAATTTTCTTTATCATTAACAAATCGATTATATTTACACATTGATTTATCAACATGATCAGCTTTCTTAATTAATTCTATTTTCTTCTTCTTAGCTCTAGTTTCTTTAGCTTCTTCGAGAAGTTCTTCAGCTTTAGCTAAAAGTAAAGGTACTAGGATATCGTTAGTCCAAGTAGATAGGTCAGATAGCGATGTAACATTATCTAAATCTCGTTCCATCCAATCTTGCCAAACATCTAATATTTTTAATGCTCTTTCTGAATAAGTAGACATAATAAAATCACAAAATGTTTCTTCAAATGCATGCGCTTCATCAATTATTAGTAATTTAGAAGCGCGTTCAGCAAGCATCTCTGGAGAATACATTGAATACGCAGTAACTAGGTGAAAATTAGATAAACTAACAGGGCTCTTTAAAAATTTGTTTTGTGCAATTTTATGAGGGCAAATATTACATCGAGTGCCGTTTGCTTTGTTTATTACTTGAGCATCACCGCATCCCATACTTTGAGATCGACACCAATAATTATTTTTACCTTTTAAATTAGCTGCAAATCCAAAATCTTTCATATATTGATCTTGAAGAATCTTAGTATTTGTAATAATATCTGTTTTTGCCTTCTTTGAATGCTCACTTCGATACCATTCAGCAATCATAATTGCTGCATATGATTTACCTACACCAGTTGGTGCATCAACCATAATAAATTTTTTGCCATCAGTAATTGATGACTTAACAAAATCAAGTATTTGGGTTTGCTGAGGTCGTGGTGAGAATTCAAGAGAAATTTCATTCATGTATTAGTCTATCTTTTTTAGTATTGTGTAAATATCGTCTTTTATTAATTTACCTAGATCATCTAATCCATGGTCAATATCATGTTGCTCCATTGATTTTACTACTTGGGTGCAACATTCTTTGATTATTGCATATTCTTTTTTTGAAAATTTAGGTTTAAATATTTCTATCATATGTACTTTATTAAAACTAAGAAAAATTAAATAGTTTCAAGTTGACTATCATGATACCATAAAGCTCTGCCGTTTTTATCGATTACTCTATTTGATTTTCCATAACATTGAATCCACTCATTAAATCCTCCAACTGGAATATCAAATGGATTCTCCCAATCTTTAAGCTGACCTCCACCAAGTATGTATGCTTCTTTTGGAAGCTGAGAACAAAGATCTAATAGTGATGGATTCATAGTAATTGCAGTACGAGCCTCTATAAAAGGATCTTGTGAGGCATGAAAGAGGATTTCAGCACGGAGATAGTTTCCTATTCCATTAAAATACTGTTGATTCATGAGAACGAGGTGAATCGGTTTATCAAATTCTTTTTTGTGTAAATTAGATAAAATATTTTCTTTGAACTCGTTAAATTGTTTTACTGGACAAGGTCCTCTGTTTGATGACCAAGATTCAGTTACTTTCCATCTAGCAAATCGTCTAACATCTACTAAACATAATGATTTTCCAGAAACTGAGTTAAATACCATATGAGTATGATTATGTCGGTTATTAAGATTACAAAAATCCCAGTATCCAGACATTCCCATGGAACAGCTTATTTTTATAAATATTTTCCCTCCTTGAATTATCGAAAGAACTAATTCCTTTCCTCTAGATTCAGCAGTGATGCTAAATATTTGTAGATCACTATCTTGAACTATTGATAATCCTCTTTTTACTGCACTTGGAGAAAAACTAATACTTGTAAAATCTTGGTTTTTACAGGTCTCATTAATATAATCAGACATTATTTTTATTTCAGCTAATTCTGGCATATCTAACTAATTAGGGTATTTTAATTTTAAAGTTGCTTTATCAACAATATATGGTTTTAATTTCTCAAAGTTTCCTTTAACATACGTTGCATCATAGTCAGAAGAAATAGACGTATCCGTTGCATCAAAGATTTCAAAAAATTGAATAGTATAAACCATATTTAATTGATCCTTAGATACTATTTTATTAATCTTAAGATGAAATTTAAAATTAGAAGAAAGAATTGACTCATATTCAGAAGATGAAATGATTGTCTTAAAAACTTTATTAAAGGCAAGACTATCTAAATATCGTCTTGCAGCTAATGGATGAGTAAAATTAGAATCAGTTAAGTAATTTAAAGGCAACTTTGAATCATCATAAATTGAATCTAGTGGAATCGAACAAGCTGCCTGAAATAGTTTATTTGTATTTTTATCATGGTATGCTGAAATTATTTTTTTGTCACCGGTGCATTCAATAGATCGGTAAGTAGTATCACCAGATTTTTCAACGATATATATTAAAACATTATATGTAGGAGTCACGTCAATTCCATAATAATGTTGAAAATCACAATATGCTGGTGTAATGTTGATGGAACTTCTATAGTTATTCCAAATATTTAAAAAAACTGTCTCAGTATAGAATTGAGAAAGAGAAGAGAAACTGATAACTATTGTAAGAAATACGAGTGCTAAATTTTTCATAGTCTTCATTTTTTAATTATTGTATAAGGTTATTATACTTAAAAAATTATTAATTTGAAAGATAAATAATAAAAAATTAATTTGAAATGGGTGTAATACTTGATTTTAGTAATTGGAAAAGACTTAATGAACAAGCTAGTCAAAATCCAGTTAAATTAAATAACGAAATATCTGCATTAAGAGATGGTGATGCTGCAGGTATGTGGGCATTAGTTAAACAATATGGAGGATTAACTAATGTATTAGATATATTGGCTGACTCTGGAGCAGAACGATATGCTCTTGGAAGTAAAATAAAAGCTAAATTTGGAAAACAACATTTTGATTTAGGAGGAGATAATAAATTTCCAAATGTTGCAAAACTATTAGATGCGTTTGATGATGAAACAACTTGGGAAAAAGTTAAGAATTTAATCCCAAATGATGATACCTATGCTGGTGGTGATGTTAAAGATCCTGAGTTTTTCAAAAAATCTAGCTGGAAGGCACCAAGCGGTGCAGGTGGAGGATACGCTGGAGGAGATACCAAAGATCCTGAATTTAAGTTTTAATAAATCTTAAGAATACTTTTTAATTAATAGGGGCAATGGTCCCTATTTTTTGGTTTTGAGTTAAGACAAATAATAAAAACTAAAGATTTTAAAGATAAATAATAAAAAAAATTAGATAATAATGGGAAATCCAGTTATGAACTACAGTCAATTCATGGCAGCTTTCAAAAAAGCAGAAGCAGGATATAGCGGAAAAGCTAATGTTGCGGCAAATGATAAATCAGGATCAGCGAAAGTTAATCAAGGATTAATATCAGGTCCAGTTAAAGGAAAAGGAACACCTCAACTTGATAAGTACACTAAACAATATATGTCAAGTGTTAAGAGCAAGAACGTTGTTGGTAAAAAATAATTAGCCACATGAAAAGAGCGATTACAAGCTTTAATAAGTATGCTCTTCTTGAAAAGAAGGGTGATCTTAAGAAGCTAGTTGGAAAAGACGAAGACGAAGAGCTTACGTTGAATGATGCTAAAAAGATTGGCAGCAAGGTCGCAAATATGGAAGGCGAAGACAAGAAAAAATACGTAGGTATTATTAACTTCTTAGGAGCATCTTGTAATATTTACAACGAACTTTGGAAGAATTATAAACGTACTAGAGATAGTAAAGAAAAGTAATGGAAAGAATATTTGAAGCATATTCTGATGAAACTAGTATAAAGGATGGAGGATTCATCTTTCAAGCTATTTTAAACTATGATCTAAATTGGTCAATAGTTGATGGACATGTTTCACTAGACCAAAAAAATATTCAGGGCTGGCTAAAACAAGTTGATGCATTTCCTGACATGAGATTTAATGAGGGTTACGCAACCCTCACTTATGTTTTGTTAAGTGAAGTAAATCTACTTAAAAGAAAATTTGAATTAGCGAGCGAAGCAATTAAGAGAATAATTAATCCAAACTATGCTAGAGAAATGGATGGAGAAACGTTGTCTACTGATGATTCACAAGAAGTACCTAAACCGGTTGATGGAGAAATGGATAAGGAAACTCTTGCTTTACCTGAACCAGAAAAACAAAAACAGCTAGGTCCTGGACAAACAATGTTAAATCAAGGCCAGTCAATGTTAAATCAAGGCCAGTCAATGTTAAATCAAGGAAAGCCTAGGTTAAATCAAGGTCAGTCAATGTTAAATGCTGGACAAAAACTATTACCTGGATCAACATCAGAAAGTGTAATTAATGAAGTGTTATATACAACTAAATTAACCTCTAATCAAATTGAGGCAATTAATGATAAGTATTTTAAAGGTACTTCATTTGATGTTACATTTGTAGCAAATAACATAGTCCTAAGAGAAGTATCAACTAGTGGACTAGATACTGGTTCACCAGGAGTAACTCTTAAACTCTCGACTGGAATGGTAGATACATTAGATGGAAAGGCAATTAATAGTTGGGATAATTTTAAAGTAGTAGTTACTTCAAGATTAAATACAGTTGTAATAGATAATTCGTCTACTCCTAAGATTTCTGAAATACTTGTATATGATGCTATTGATAATTCAAATGAACTTATTTTTAGAACAATTTTACCATCTGTAATTTTAGAATTTAAAGGAGATCGAGTAAAAATAGACAATTATTCTAGTAGATCTTCTCAAATTTCGGTAAGATCAAATATTGACTTTGATAATTTATTTAATATTGATGAGACTCCAAAAGAGGTTGAAGAACCTGAAGAAGGAGAAGATACTGAAGAAAATAAAAAAGAGCCAACTAAGAATATTGATTTTGAAGAAAATCAACAAATAAATAAAATAAAATAATCAATATAACATGGCAGGTTTACCATATTGGACTAACTCAGCAGCAGCTAGTAAATATTATGAGCCGATTTTCCAAAATCAGTTCGAAGTAACGATAACACCACCAGCTGTAATTGCAGGACCTAACGTAGGTTTACTGGTAGAGCACGTAAAAAAAGTAACAGGTCTTCCAGAAAATAATGGAAATGGAACACTAGTTGAGCAAACTTATAAATTTGCTACTAGATCCTATGCTGGAGCAAGACCTGATAAGACTACCGCAGATCTTGCATTTACATTTACAGTCAATTTAAATGAAGAAAATGATGCATACGTATATAACATACTTAGAGCATGGAATGATATTGTATATAATCCACAAGATGGTAGTCAAGGTTTGAAAAAAGACTACGTAGGCCAAATATCTATTCACGTAACAGATAAAGCAGGTACAATCTTTAGAGAATGGAAATTTCCATCAGTTATTCCTAATTCTGCAATTAAAGCAATAGAACTTGATTATATATCTAATGAGATATATGAAGTAACTATGTCATACCGTGCAGATTACTGGATTGAAAAACGCGTAAAAGAAATTAAAGTTTAAAAAATATAAAATAAGAATGGAAATGTTTGATGCACATCGTCGAGATATTTTAAACTTCGATAATTATATGGATCTTAAGAAACCGGGATTCGGTGGACCTAAATCTGCAATTGCTCTAAGAGACAATAAAGGAAGCTTAGTAGACAAAACTCCAAAATTAGATGGCTATCGTAGAACTGTTGAGAGAGATCCTGCATTTTCTCATCCAGTATATGATCCTACATATAAAGCAATGACTCATGATCTTGTATATAAACAAGAGAAAAGGAAGCCTTTTACATATGATGATACTCGTACCGGTATTCCAGTAGTTGAGATTGAACCATTAAAAGAAGGAAAAACATACACTTCATTTAATAGATTTATTAATGAAGCTGATGAGACTGAAGATGATGAAGAGTTTAGATCATCTGCAACTCAATCAAATTTAAGTTTAAGTCAAATTGAAGCTAGCCTTAGAGGATTTGAAGGAGGTGATGGACAAGAAGAAGATATTGATTTTGGAGCAAATCCAATGGATGATGAAGACTATGGAGATTATGAAGAAGCTGAAGATACTCCATTTGGTAAAAAACCACAATGGATAATAGATCTAGAAAATTCTAGTGAAGAAGAGTATTAAATTAATATTTATATTAAATAAAAAAGAGTCTCAATACTGAGACTCTTTTTTTGTATCAAATATTTGAAGATCTTGAGGAAGTCGAGAGGCTGAATCTAGATTTACATCCATTTCACAATTAACTAGTGAATATTTAAAAGAAAATTCCAAGTATTCGGATTCTATAAAATCAATAGTATTTAAAATTGACATTGTTGAAAGATTAGAATTTAAATAAATTATTCTAGTATACTTTTCATTTTTTACAGTTATTGCTTTATCTAAAAGCTTTTTTATTTCGTTTACTAACATTTAGAATGTAGTCGCCTTTGTCTTTTTTATCAAAAATTGAGATAAAACTTTTATAATCTTTTACAAATACTATATTAATTGATCGATTGTTCATATTATATCTAATTTTATAACATCGACACCAGATTCCTTTAATATTTTAATTCCAGAAAGATCTCGATACGCTTCTTTATATACTACTAATTTTATTCCAGCTTGAATAATCATTTTTGAGCAGTCTTTACATGGAGAATAAGTCACATATAAAGTTGCACCATCTGTACTTTGAGTAGATTTAGCTACTTTTAACATTGCATTGGCTTCAGCATGTAAAACATACCAATAAGTATCTCCATTTGCATCTTCACAATCATTTGGAAATCCTTTAGGCGTCCCATTAAATCCATCTGAAATAATTGTACTGTCTTTAACAATTAATGCACCAACTTTTTTACGATGACAACATGAAAGGTTAGACCATTCGGTTGCCATCTTTAAATAAGTTAAATGATATCTAAGATCTTTATTTGTCATCTTTATCTTTTTGATTAATTGAAAATAATTCGGTAGTTGGATTAATTGTTCGAATGATAACAATTATTGCCATCCATTGTTCAAATCTTATCTTAGATCCAAATATATGATCTAGATGATTCCATAAATATAGATAATTACAAACGGCTGCAAGTATTAGTAAAATTATTATAGATTTTATTAAAGTTATTATAGATTTTTTCATAAGTTAATGTTATTAATTATCCAATTATATAATTCATCAGTTAATTCAATTTGTTCTTCTTGATTATCAAATAAAGCTTTAAAATTTTCAGTAGGTGTTCCATCAATATTTATTAAATCAAGATCAACCGCTGGAATAGCAATTGGTTCAAATTTCCTAGTAATCATGTTACTTGCTAATTGAAAATGTCTTTCATAAATATGTGAAGAATTAGCAATATGAGTATAAGTACCTAGTTCTAGATTTGGATATCCTGAATGAATACGAAGATGAGCAAGCATTTGAGATTGTAAAGTAACAAAGAAAGCAACATCAGTAGGTAATCCTAATATGACGTCATTGCTTCTCATGCTTACTGTAAAATTAAGTTTGTTATCTCTAATTTGAAAAATACCATACATAGTACAAACAAAATCTTTATTTCCAGATCGCTGATGAGTAGGTAAATTAAAGTGTATGACAGCTTGTCGTGAATCCTTATCTTGAGTTAATGATTCTAATGCCCAAAGGTATTGTGTGAAACCATGCTCATTCTTATTATTAAATAAGAGATGCCCATATGAAGAATTTACAGTACCGTCACCATTTTCAATTGATTCCCAAAACTTTGCAAACTTTGAAATATATTCAACATCGTTTCTGCCCATAAAATACCATAAAAACTCAGCAGCAATATACTTGAATTGAGAAGATCTAAATGGGTTTAAGTATAGACATGAAAGAGGTTCCTCTATTACTAGAGATACATCACAAATCTCATTAATTTTCATATCCCTAGGTTGAGTTATATACTCAGGCTCATTAATTAAATCATTCAGAAGCTCTTCATAAACATCAGCAAAGGTTTTGGATTGATAGATTACCATATTTTTACTTTTTACTATTATACATGATGCTTTGAAAAAGTTTCAAGAGTATGATAAATATAATAAAGACTTTTTATTAAATGGGGGTTAGCCACGTTTATCCAATTATAGATTTTACACTAGTCGATTATGCTAAAATACCAGTAGGGGCTTATCTAATAGGTTTCGATACAAGTAATGGCGGAAAGTTATGTAAAATGGACCGTTTTGGTGTAATTACAGTAATTGAAGGAGGTGGTGGTGGGAGTGGAACTCCTATAACTGTACAAGACGAAGGATCTACTTTAACTTCTTCACTTTCATTACTTAATTTTACTGGAGCTGGTGTTACTGCATCAACCACAGGATCAGCAGTAACAATTAATATTCCTGGATCAGGATCTTCAGGTACCTCCGGTATTTCAGGATCAAGTGGTTCTTCAGGTACGAGTGGTATATCAGGTACAGATGGTTCAAGCGGTACTAGTGGAGTAAGCGGATCTTCAGGTACGAGTGGTATATCAGGTACAGATGGTTCAAGCGGTACTAGTGGAGTAAGCGGATCTTCAGGTACCTCCGGTATTTCTGGATCTTCAGGATCTAGCGGTAGTTCAGGGATAAGTGGATCTTCTGGAACGTCTGGAGTATCTGGTTCTTCAGGTAGCTCAGGATCTTCAGGTACGAGCGGTAATTCAGGATCTTCTGGAACAAGTGGATCTTCTGGCACATCTGGTACTAGCGGTATTAATGGTTCTTCAGGCTCTTCTGGTACTAGTGGATCCAATGGATCAAGCGGAAGTTCTGGTACAAGTGGTAATTCAGGTTCTTCTGGTACTAGTGGATCTTCCGGATCGAGCGGTAGCTCAGGGACATCTGGATCTAATGGAACTAGCGGTTCTTCGGGATCTAGTGGTAGTTCTGGTACTTCAGGATCTAATGGTACGTCTGGTTCAAGTGGTAGCTCAGGGACATCTGGAACAAGTGGTATTAATGGATCATCAGGTTCTTCAGGATCTAGTGGTAGTTCTGGTACTTCAGGGTCAAGTGGTTCTTCAGGAACGTCCGGTACTAGTGGATTAAGTGGGTCATCAGGTACATCTGGAGTTTCAGGATCAAGTGGTTCTTCAGGAACATCAGGAAGTTCCGGTACTAGTGGATCTAGCGGTTCTTCTGGAACAAGTGGTATTAATGGGTCATCTGGTACATCAGGAAGTTCTGGAACATCTGGCTCTAATGGAACAAGCGGGTCATCTGGTACATCTGGTTCTTCTGGAACAAACGGATCTTCAGGTAGCTCAGGGACATCTGGTTCAAGCGGCACATCAGGTTCGTCGGGTACTAGTGGTAGCTCAGGGACATCTGGTTCTTCGGGTACTTCTGGTTCAAGCGGTAACTCAGGATCTTCTGGTACAAGTGGTAGCTCCGGATTAAGTGGATCATCAGGATCTTCTGGTTCTTCAGGTACTAGTGGTTTATCAGGATCAAGCGGATCAAGCGGAACAAGTGGATCTTCGGGTACTAGCGGTACATCGTTTGCATCAACTGGAACACAAAATTATGTAGTTAAATGGCAAACAAATTCATCATTGTCATCTACTTCATCAATTTATATTGATCCTACTTCAGGTAATGTTGGAATAGGAGGGCAATTAGCAAATGAAGGATTTGTACTCGATATTAAAAATCTATCAAACGTAGCAAGTACACTAGTTAGATTGAAAGGTACATCACTAGGATCAGCATATTATGGTACTAAAAACGCTAGTTCAACTACTTTATATGCATTTGGTGATTCAGCTTCAATAATAGGTGGTGCGAGTGATGTATTAACAACACTTTATACTACAGTAGATATGAATTTCTTCATTGGAAGTTCTGAAGCAATGAGAATAAATACAAGTGGCAATGTCGGCATTGGCATAACTACACCATCTGCTAAACTACATATAAACAACGTAGGTACTGGTAATTCATTTTTAGTAGAAGATGATACTAATCCAGACTCATCACCATTTGTAATTGATGCAAATGGCAATGTTGGTATTGGTGCAGTGAGTATATCTGAAAAATTAAATATTAATGGAAATATAAATTTAATTAGTTCTAATTCCACAAAAATAAATATAGAATCTGGTGCTGGCGTAAGAACCTATTTAGCATCAGATGGTCAAGGTTCATCATTTGGGTCTTTAAGTAACCACGATGTTGTATTCTATAGAGGTAACTCTGAATTTGCTCGTAAAACAACAACTGGGTTTGGAATTGGTACAGCAACTCCAGGAGCAAATTTAGATGTAAATGGAACTGTTAGATTTAATCATAATGATACTACAAATTATACTCTTTTTCAAAACAGTAATGAAATAAATACGTATTTTTCAAATGGTAATTTAATTGGTGCACCAGCTACAATATATATTCAATGGGCTGCTGGAGGTACATCAAACATCGGCCATAATAACTTAATAGTTAATTCAAACTCCACAGGAAGTTCAATAAGTGGACTTACTATCACGGCTGCAGCAAACGCTGGTCTAGGTATTGCAGCGCCTACTGCAAAATTTCACATTAATAATACAACTGCAAATGCTTCAATGATAGTTGAAGATGATACAAATGTTGATGCAAGCCCATTTATAATTGATACAAATGGTAATGTTGGTATGGGTACTCTTACACCAGCTACTGTATTACATGTTAAATCTAATCCTTCAAGTACACAAACTGCTATCATAAGATTAGAATCAGCAGCAACTACTGCGAATTCATCAATAGCTTATTGGTCTGCTGGTGTTAATAGATGGGAAGTTGGTACGGGTATTGCTTTAGGTTTACCTTATGAAAT